CGTAGTGGTTAAGGCAGGCTGATTCGTCGAAGCGTTCCAGGTCCCCTTGAATTCAGTGGTTAAGGGACTCGAAAGCGAAGAAAAGAAACGTTTATAACGAACACCCGTTGAGCTAACGACTGTGGTAAGGTTATTGTCTGGGGTGGTTTTGTCAATCAAATCCGCTTTCCAAAACTCCAGTCGATTACTCAGCCACACCTGATAAAACACACCAGCAGTGGGATTGTCAAAGCTTCTTACCTCAGCTAAAGAAGTGAATTTACGAGCTTCCAGTACGAAAGGATTGCCATCGTTTCCGTAAATAACCCCATTGACCGCTGACAAAGCCGTACGGGATGAATTACTACCCGGCTTATTCTTTGCCTGAGTTAGCTCAACCTGGGCGTGCGAGTAGCTAAACCAAAGACTTAATACAAGTGCTAAAATCGCTTTCATGCTTGCGGATAAAGTTTAAGGAAGATTTTTCCGGTGAAATCGGGATCGCCTTCCGGAACCAGCAACTGAAAACTGTTTTTGCCAGACGGAACGGCGGTAATGTTGCGATCGTAAGTACCATTACTGGTTACGGCTTCAATGATCAGATTATCCGTATTGCCATTATGGGTGAAGATTTGACCGTTCTTGGCTCCGGCCACCTGATACGTTTTCGTGCGAACGCCGGTTTCTACGCGAAGAATGGCGTTTTTAATGGGTCGAAGTTTGGCACTGGTTTCGTTGGCGTATCGCCAGGCTAGCTGAGCGGTATTCCCGGCATTTTCGATGGCTTCAAACTCGAATCCGTACGAAGCCCCGGAGGTGCCAATGGTAGCGATCTCGGCAAATAGCTCTGAACCTTTCCGGCAGCGATTGGCGTAAGTCACATCGATGGTTAGTTTTCGCTGCTCCTCGTCGTAGGTCCAGTTTTTAACCACCTTTGTTTTATCTGGATCATCGATCCATACCCGCTTGATGGTGCCCCCTTTGAGCATGTCCTCGCTAAGCGTATACTCCTTTTGCGAGTCGGCCATAATAGGGATGTATTCATCGCTGGTTTCCTCCCGGCCCGAATTGACATAAAACGGATCCCACTGCTGGGGGGTGGTACCGACAGCGATCGTACCCCGCGTACGGAGCACGTAAGACGAAGTACCCGAAGTGATCAGGCCACCAGGCACTAAAGGGTTGAACCCATCGGCGGCCGTAGCCCGTCTGTAGCCCGATCCCGTATAGATGTATACGCCGTTTTCGACTTTGTTGGCCTGAGCCACAATCCCCACGGCATCCCCGGCCATGATTCCGGAAAAAGCTGGGGCAGTGGCCAGTGAAGGGATATTCGTTTCAGAGAAGGCTTTAACGGATCCGATTACGTACAGGCCTGACTTCGCCGATTGCTCCAGCTCCTGCATTTTTTCGATGACAGCCATCACTACTGCCCGGTGCTCGACCGCGAAAATGCGGTCATCAGCACTTTTCAGTGTGAGCTTATCCATCGCAAAAGCAATCAGAGCACTCCAGGAAAAAGCCATAGTGTAAAAAGCTCAGTAGCCAGGCATACGCTGGCTACTGAATTCGGTAAGTGTGTGGAAAACTATTCGGCGATGTAGTGGTAGATACCATTTACCGCGTACAATGGATCCGTGTTATCGGCATAGTGGAAGCCCTGAGGCTTGGTCCAGATGTTATACCGAAGCGAAGGAGCCATCACGATTTGCGGGTGCGGATCAACCACGTCTGCATTGGCTGCGTTTTTACGCTTGTTGTGAGACGACTCACGCAAACGTAAATCCATGGCCAAATCAAAGGCGGGCATGCTCAGTGTCGAATAGGTGTACCCATCGACCGTCTGGCCGTCGTAGTGGCGAAGCTCCTGTTGAGAAACCAGAGCAGCAGAACCCGGAGCCATGACAAAGAAGTGATTGGGGCCCAGAATGGCATCAATAAACATCGAGGTATGAAACTCAACGCCACCTTCCTTGATCTGCTCGCCCAGCTGAATACCGGCAGCATTCAAACCAGACTTCAGTACACGGTTGAAGTAGGTTCGTACGCGTGATCCCGTACCCGCCAGCACGATCCATGGGCCCGTGGCCTGGGTAAGTGCAGTCAGGTTGGAAAGATCGTCTTCCAGTTTCACCGTAACAGAATCATCGGCATTCATCAACTTGATGGTGGCCGCTTCACCCGGATCCAGATCAGGATACAAGGGGTTTTTGCCTGCATTGGTGACCAGCGAGTTCACCGCCACGGTTTCAATGGGCACAAAGAAGGAACTCTCGATCGTTTTACGGATGACGCGACCCACTTCCTGAAGCGAAGAAATGGCCTGAATTTTAGTCATCGCCTTACCTACTTCGACAGGATCGTCATCGAGCAACTGATCACGATACTTTTCTGCTTCCTGTTCCAGTACTCGCCACACGTAGGCGGGAATCAGGATTGGATCAGGCTGACGTACTTTATCCAGGGCAAACTCAGCGGTAAGAGGCTGGGCAACGATCGTACCGGTCGTTAAATCGGTGTATTCGTTGGTACCAGACCATTTGACCTTGGGGTCGTACTCGTATTTGACCTTGGGAACGGGAATCGCTCCGTCCATTTCCGCTGAAACCAGACTTCCGTCTTCTTTCAGGTTAGGATCCAGGTTCTTGGTAAGCTCACGGTTTTGGTCTGAGCGAAGAGCTGACACGGCCCCGTACTGGCGAAATTGGTTTTTGTTGTTTACCGTTCCCGATACAGCCACGTAGGCTAAACGACCAGGAAAACTAATTTTAGGAACTGGCATTGATTCGCACGTTAGGGTATTTCCCTTTCGTTCGTTGGCTATGAGCCCAGTACGCGTAATCGTTGGACACAAGGTCCCTGTACTCCTATATCACTACACCAGGGCTTTAGCGGCCTTCAGCGTAGCTTCATCTACCTCTCCATTCGCATTTACCGGCAGTGTATCTTTGGTTGGAGAGCCGTTAGATTTCTTTTTCCAGTCCTCATGATTGGCCACCTCATCGATGACGTTATCAAGGGTGTATTCGGTGCCCTTTTTGCTTAGGGGCAAACCGTCTTCGGTTCTGACAAGCTTGAAGGTTTCAGGATCGATCCGAACCTTTTCACGAGCGAGGATATCCTCAACATCCGCCATGATAGTCATGCCAAAGCGACGCTCGGCTTTCTTCTCATCCGAAATGGACTTGTGTCCCATCAGCCGGTTTAAAAGCTCTTTTTGCGTCAGATTCTTTTCCAGACGATCAACCTTTTCGGCTTTTTCCTTGAGTGGCTTCCACTCTTTTTCTTCCTTCTCGGCATACTCTCGCAGCTGAGCATTCAAGGTTTCAATTTCCTTGGCGAACTTTTTCTCCCCTTCACCATCGCCGCCTTTCTGAGCGGTTTCAAGGGCTTTGTACTTGGTAAGCAGCTTCTGACCAATCTCCCGAACCTTCGTCGGGGTTCCCGACTTTTTGAGCACCTCTTTCAGGTCGTCAGGGCTACCAAACAACTCAACAAATTCATTCAGGGCTTTGTCGGTGGCATTGTGTGCCTCAGCCCGCATAGCTCCTTTAATGACGTTTGCTCCGTCGTTGGCCATATAATCCATGAGATCATCCAGCTCATCGGGTAGATCCACATTATCGGCTTTTGCCAATTGAGCCAATTGAGCCTCCGTTAATTTGAAGCCTAAGGCTCCGGTAAATGATTTAAACGCTTGCGTGAATTTCATAGCGATTGTTAAGGAACGTTGATAGGGTGGCCTAAACCACCCTATCCCGTAAGTGATGATTAAGCGTTAGGGGGAGGCGTGGCTGTAGCAGGTACCTGAGCTGCCTTCTTGGCCTCTTCGAGCTGCTTGAGCAGGTTCTCGTTTTCTGCCTTGAGCTTGTTAGCCTCTTCAGCCTTGGCTTTTGCCTGCTTTTCGGCCTCAGCAGCCTTTTTCGCATTCTCGGCAGCGGCTTTTTGAGCATTAGCGACTTTATCCTCCGCATCCTTTTGCTTACGCTCCTGCTCTGCTTTTTCCTGATCCACTTTTTGCTTTTCAGCCAGCGTTTGTTCGGCTTTTTCCTTTTCAGCCTGCTCGGCCTCTTTTTGAGTATCCACTGGATTGCGGAAATCAGCTACTACCTCGGCAGGCAGCTTGCTTTCGTGACGAACAGCTTTGCGAGCAAGGCCGTTTTGGTCGGTAAACGAAACCACAAATACCGAACCTTCTACTTTCCGCATGCGAGGGTGGGGCAGCATTTTGGCATCCGGATGTTTCGAGTTACCGCCAATTTTTTCCAGTACTGGATCAATGGAAGCTTTACGATAGACTCGAACCGATTCGTCACGCTGGGTGATCGCTTCCTGCTCGTCAGTGGCGGCAATCTCCTGCTTGGGAATCAGATAGCCCGCCTGGGATTCATCTTCGGAAAGAATTTTCAGATCTTTCATTTCGCGTCTTTATCCTTATCGGACGGTTTAGATTTAGACTCCTTTTCTGGCTCCGCTTCTGGTTGCTGCTCCACAACTTTGAGGCCGTGGGTACGCTGAAGCTTTGCAAACTCAGGAGTGTTGACGAAGGAAGCATCCGCCTCGAAGGTGGTTTTATCCGATCGCTGAATGGTTACATTGTCATTAGCCATAATTACACATTTGCAAATATGAAAATACAAAGCGAAAGTAAATCCTAAGATTGAGATTTCAAATACTCGTACATCGCTTTAGAAATCGGAAGCAGTTGATGGCGACAATTATACCCGCCCCGAAAGATGAAAATCGTCTGCCGATCGGTGCCTGAAATTTTGCCCTGCCACTCCTGGGTGAGCCACTCATATACCTCTTTTTCTGTATAGGCTTTTCCTACGCGGTCCGTGCAAAACTTGCGAGAGGTGGCAATCAAAGTGCCCTGATAGAGGTAGTGCTTAAGGCCCACATCGCGGCTAATGGTCTGCACGTAATCAGCCGTTGCGAACTCAACGGCATCACTGGCCAGCTGCTTGACGGTCCGGGTGGTGAGCCCTTTTTCTACGACTGCTTCCCGAAGGTTTCTCCGTAGCTTGGCTAAGGGCTGGCCGCCCGACACATACTGATCGAGCAAATTGATTACGGGGCCCGTAAATTCGGCCTGCATCCCTGCTCCAGTCAGTTGCAGGATGGTGCGATCTACACCCTGGGCGAAGACTTCCCGGTACAAGGCTTTAGCGGGTTGAAAGTTTAAAGCGACCCGTCCAAAATAGCCGTCAAACATGCCCAGGCTTTGACGCAAGTCCGTAATAAGCCCCGTGACAATGGTACCGTATTTGCCCGCTTCCATCCTGGATACGATTCCAGCTCGAAAGGTTTGTACCTGCTGCCGGTTTCGAATCTTCTCCGCATCGGTAAGAGGCGTTTCCGTAGTTCCGAAACTCAGACTTTCGGCAAACGTAGTCAGCTCCTCATACAGCTCCTGGGTAGCCGCATCCAAACCCGCCGTAAAGCGAGCCATCATCTGATCACGAAAGGCCTCAATCCTCGTCAATAGGGCCAGCAGCTCCTCCACTTCCATTGTCTTTGGCTTTTATTTGATCATAGAGGGAAACAGCCTGCGGTAGTTTCGGAATTTCTTCAGCTACGTAGGCGTAAAAGAGTTCCTTATGGGCTGTCTCTTCCATGGACCAAAACGCATCCCCTACCTCGATGAGAGCCCGCTGCACAAAATCATCGAAGCGAATATTTAACAGAAAATCTTCCCGGCTGATGGCCGTAGCCCCGCCAATACCACCCGCGTACAAGGAAATCACGTCCGCTTGAGAAAACCCGAACAGGGGCTGAATGGCCTGCTTGATTCGCAGCAATCGTGAGGTGGGCGAATCCTTACCCGTCCGCTTCCGCTCGTATTCGACCATCTTTTCACTAATCATCGCCTGATCAGCTCCGATTTTTCGCAGACTGTCAATTTCTTCCAGTAAGTAGCTGGGATCGTAGATGTCGAAAAACTTCGGTACGCTGATCTTGGGCAGGATGGCTCCTACGCTCTTTTTACCAATCGCTACGGAGTACCGCTGATTGGCTACGAAGGCTGTGGCGTTATTCATGACGCTTTCCACCAGGTGAGCCGCCTGCGATCGAAGCCAGTTGTTAGCGGGTTGACGGTCCACGGTTTTTGCGACGCCAGACTGCACCAGCGGCACCCGCGTCATAAACTCCATGTTAATGGTCGACCATGCTCGATCCTCAAGGTTTTTGAACTCCTCGAGCATCTTAGTAAGATTGTCGATCGACTTTTCCACGTAACCAGCGAAAGGAGCCGAAGGCATAGGTGTATTACCATCGGTAGGTCCTGCTTTTTTGGGAAGCGTAACCGCAATCGTATCCAGAGCCGACTTGGGCATAACAAAAGACGACCCTCCGCAAATTGGACAGGCTGAACCTCTTTTGTGTTTAAAATTGCCTTGCTCATAATCTTGGGTCAGTAACCCGTTGCTGCACTTATCCGTTTTAATCAAGGGGCAGGGTGTGGTCACGTACTGCCAGTACTTGCTATAGAGATGCTGATAGAACTCGATCCGACTCATTACGTACAGCTCCTGTCCGTCCCGTAGCGGCTCAATGGCATCCGTCAAAACAGATTTAAACAGCCTGGTACCGCTCGGCTTTTCCTCCAGCAAATGCTTGGCATTGCCAATATGGGAAACAGGTAGTTTTCCGCAATAATGAAGGGGCGGATTAAAGCCTAGCATCAGTTGGTTGCTTTCAGTGTCGAGCTGCTTCGAAAGCCCCTGAATCTCAAAGACGGAGCGGTTTTTGTTGCCTCCGACAGAGATGCGTTCTACCTCAGTGGCAATGGTGTAGCTTTCCTGATCAAAAAACCACAGGATCCGTCCATCCTGCTTTAGCTTTCCTTCAACGCGGATGGTGGACTTTCGGGCGGACTCGATGACAGCAAAGGCTTGCTGGCATTCGATAACGCGATCGCTAGGCACGTCGAATACCCGAGGCTGGGGGAGTTCCCGATCACTGCCAGGCGGCGTTTCCGGAACAACGACGATTTTTCCGTTGGGATCATTAACGTAGAGGTTTAAGCCACGCGTAAAAAACCAGGTTCGAAACGGCAACCCACCCGGAAAGTCGGTTTCCAGATAGGATTGAAGCAGTTCGTTGGGCAGAGCATCCTGGGTGGGGAAATACACCGTAAAGTCATCGGCCTGCTGAATCGAGTCCAGCTGCTCGATCACCCGCGAAGGAAACGAACGGAACGGATTTCGATACACGGACCGCTTATAATTCTGGTGCTTTTCTTGCTCTAACGGCTTGAAGATTTGCTTTTTATCCGCCCCTACCCCTTTAATGAGGTAATCAGGCATCTCCTCACCGAACGTCTCGGCTAGAGCTTTTTTAACTTCAAGCGTTCTAGCGTATAGCTCGTGCTTTTTATTCGAATCAGCTAAGTACGGCAGCAGTTGGGAAAGACTCAGCATTGCAAAAAAGGGTAAGGCCTATTCCGTCGTAGAATAGGCCTTGGATGCGTTAGGCAGTGGTGACTACCTCAAAATTCTTTTGGCCAACAACGCCATTCGGTAAACTAGCTGCTACTGCAAACTTGAGTAGCGTACCGGCTGCAACGTTATTGGGAACCGTGATCACGCCCGTGGCCGGGTTGATGCTCCATCCCGTTGGAGGGTCCACAAAGTTGCCATCCGCGTCTTGCAAGAACAGACTCCAGCTTTGGCAGGCCACTCCTGATTCGGCGATTGCAAAAGCGATCGTCCGACCCGTCCCAGCGGCTACACCCGTCAAGCGAAGCACGGAGCCTGCACACGCTGCAGGGGCTAAGGGCTGCGTACCTGCGTACGTGCCGCCCGTAATGGTTAAATGAGGAGCTTTTTTAAACTTCTGATCGAAGTTCTTTCCCATGCGGGGCACCCGGGAACCTTTGGCGCCCTTCGTTTCCTGATTACCCGTCATGCTGAAAGTCCCCACAATTCGGTTGTTGATGTTACCGTCAACGTTGTAGGGCTTCACATCCGAGAAAATCAGCTCTTCATCCAGGTAGGGAATTACGGAATTTTGCGTGAACACAAAGGCGTGAACTTCACCTGACATCTGCGAGCGGAGTCGGTTGTAGAACTCGACCTCGTGAAACGAATCACGAACCGTCCAGGCAATCACGTCTGTGATCGAAACAGCCTCACCAATTCCCGAAAAGCCGAAAACAGCGTCCGTGCGGTTTTCAGTCGTTTCATTTTGGCCCTTAATAGAGTGGGCGTTCCAAACGTAGGCAGTACCATCCAGAGCGGCTTTGTAGAGCTTTTCTGCAATGTTGGACGCAGTCCAGGCATCCGCCGAGCCGTCATACCAAGGGATGGGCACATCCCGGTCCACGAGTACCAGGGCAATAAAAGAACCACGTTCTGGCGAAGTGGCGGTTAAAAAGGAGGATTTTGCTGGCTTGTCATAGGACGCTGCTAGCGTGGATGCAATATGCATTTAGAAGAAAATTTAGCGTCTAAGGCTAACATTCGTTACGCTCGTTCTGCCGAAAAAAGCGTCAGTACTCTCTGCCGGATAATTTAGACAAACATAATAACAAATTTGCAAATAAGTTATTATGTTTGTTTCAGATAGGTTGAAGGTTGAACTTTGGAATAAGGCGGGGCTTATAGCTTCGCCTTTATTTATTTAGGAGCCGCAAGAAATCGGATCATATACGGGGCCCAGGTACGGATACCCCTCGGAAACGTACTGTTCCAGATACGCCGAATAATCCACTTCTGTAGCCCCAATTTTTATCTTTACTGGTTTCTTCCATCCCGTCATCGCCGCATCAGTACCGCCGAAGCCCGTTTCGGGAATCTGGATATCCAAGCCCTTATCAGCGTACTCACCCGAATAGTCTTCCGTGTTGTAATCCGAAAGTTGCTGCACGGTCCGTAGTTCGCAGGCCCAGCTCGACACACTTACGTCCATGGCTACGTATTCACAACGGGCTTTAGGCAGTTCTTCAACTTTTACCTCGACGACGGTACCAGGCATAAGTAGCGTTACCTCGGCTTCCGTGTGCCCAAAGCCCGAAAGGTACTGACTGCTGGTTTTGAGTCCATCCTGAACCACATCGATCCGGCACGGAAAAGGCGATCCGGAATACACTTCCAGATAGTAGGCCCCTTTTGAAACGGCGGTCGTGGCCGTTAGATTCAGCGTCTTTTCCTCACCAGCCAGACGTACCCGCACCTGGTACGGATTCGGCTGGATCACCAGCTGGGCCCGCTCCGAGGAAAAGCATTTACCCCCTTGCTGATGAAGCGTGAGCGTCTGTTTTCCGGATCGCCCGTAACCACTTGGCATTTCAGCCGACTGCTCGTAGTCACCATCCACCTGATACACCTGTTTTTCAAGAAAAAAAGATCCTTTCAAAAGCGTAGTCAAGGCGATATGGTACCAGTCTTCGTAGGGAGCCAGCATCAAATCGTATTTGTAACTAACCTTTGAGGTTGTAGCCCGGCTCCCGGACGTACTCGTGCTCGTCGTGTCTTCTCGGGCGGCTGTCAGGTTACGCACCGTTCCGGCCAGCCGCATCTGCCAATTACCGACCTGCAGAAATACTGTTTTGCCCGCATAGCGGCTTTTGACGTGGATGGCATTCGACAGGGCAAAGGGCAGAGCCTCCCCTTTCTTTCGTATGCCAATATGCACCAGGCCTTTTTCGCAAGGAAAGCGTACCCAGCCCCGTACGCACTTTCGTTTGGTTTCCACCAGAACGGAAGATCCTGCCACTGAGACAGGGGCCCGGTCAGCCTCAGAAAGCGAGCTGCCTTTTAAAACCCGATTGTAAAAAGGCTTTTCCTCGGAAGAGAAAAACAGTACCGTCGTATCCTCGGCCTTGCCGCCAAGGAGCTTTGCCAGCTCAGCTGCGACCGTGGCGGCGGTATCGCCCGGCTTTGCCACGTAGGCCGCTTCCCGCAGCTCGAAGCGATTGCCCATCATGACATCATCACCGATGACCGCCCGCCACATGATGTATTGCTGAGCCTTTTTTGTCCGCACCAGCTCCTGGATGACGACGGGAGCCGAGGGGTTGACCTGCGTTCGGGATCCGGGAACGTATTTGGGAGCGGGCGTCTGGCCACGGCGGGAACCAACCGTTTTGCCGTCGGGCTGCAAAGCGGTCATCACCTGGTTAACATTCCAGCCTTTTTTTGCTACCACTTCGAAAGTCGTGCCGTTCTGAAGCGTATAGCGAAACGTATTGCCCTCCTCGATCTTATCAGCAATGACTGAAAAGTTGTAGTAGTCCACACCGTTCGAGGTGCTGACGTAGTTAGCCGTGAACTGAACCTTATTCGTATTGACTACCTTCCGACTACCGGGACTGGGATCAAGGGTCCAGACGTTAGGTTTGGGCACCCAAAACAAATCCCGCTCCACCGAGTAACCAATACCCGTGAGCAGATGAGGGATGATGTTCTGGGACGTGTCGCCGGGCCGAATGACGATGTCGGCAAAATTATTAAACCGGACGATTTGCCCCTCCATGAGGTTGGTAAAGGTCCAACGGTACCCGTCCATGGCTGGCTCGTCGATGGGCTGGCCTACCGATTCCGTGTACAGCGTAGGATTATTCACGTTTTGCCGGGAACCACTGCCCAGGCTCGTAGCGATTTCCTTGCCGTTAAACTGACCAGCAAAAGCGGGCCGCATGGTCACAGTAATCAAACTACCCATCCGGCTGGCTTTGGTCTGCACGTCCGTTTTGGCTTCCAGCCAGGCTACGATTCGGTTTAGCTCTACTTCCTGCCCAGCGGAACCCACCTCGTAGGTGCCAAAGTACTCGGTCCCATCGATGAGCACCGCGAATTGCTTACCCGGCGTAAGGGCCCCGAAGGCTAGTCTAAAGCTCACCATTCCATCATCTTCGAAAAGACGCAGGCCGCCCCGTTCCGGATAGACGTGCTCAGTTCCCGTAGCACAAAGATTTGCTTGGTAGGAAGTGGAATACAGAACTACTTCCGCCTGATCTAGGGGCAACGTGCCCAGCACGGATTTGTCGAGTTCAAAGGCCCAGTCATCCAGCGGAGCTGCTTGCAGGGGAAGCCGCTGCGGAAATTCTGGGAAGGGCGAAAAATCAATGATTTTCATAAAAGTAAGTAGGCTACAATCTCCGCCTCGGAGTCAGAAGTGGATGGACGAAAACTAACCGACTGTACCAGAGCCTCCCTCATGCCCTCCTCCGTCTCGACAGAAATGGTCTGGCCAATACCCGCGTAAGTATCCATTTCGATCTTGGTATTGATGTGAATTGCCCGACGGGAAAGCAGCGGAGTACTGGGGGGAAAGTTTCGGTTTTCGGCCAGGCCATCAAGTACCGCCCGGTAGTTGCCCTCCCCGGCGGAAAACGTCATCTGGCCAGAGGCAGAAAGCAGCGGAAGCCACCGCCGAACGGCCTCCGTGGGCCGAATGGAAAGGTTCACGGCCTGCTTGACATTCAGTACGGCCGTAGCATTATCATCGCCCGTTTTCGCCCGGTACCCGCCGATGGCCGCATCAAAGACCGCGATGACTACAAACAACTTTTCATCGAAACTCCAGTCTTCGCGGGCTTCATCGGTTCCAATCCGGCTGCGGCCTTCCTGAATGATGTAGGAAGATCCTATCAGCTCGGATCGGATGTCCAGCTCTTTCTCTACCGCCTTAATATATGTAGCGTACTCGCGGAAGGAGTTGATTTCATCGAGGCCAAAAGGACTGCCCGCCTGCCATTCGCTAAAGCCTACTTTTACCCTGGAAAAGAGCCAGTTTTCCGATGATTCTTCAAACAGCTCATCCACTTCTCCTAGCGGGTAAGCGATTGCGTTCCCGATCATGCGGGGTTTCGGCTCGATGATCATCGTATTGCCGGAAACTTCAGCTCCCAGGCAAAGCAGGCCATCCAGCCCCTTAAATAGCTGCTCGAAGGATACCCCAAAATCAGACGACAGCCCCCGGATGTTCTTACCAGAGGTGATAAACAGTTTTTCTCCTTCCAAAAGGCCCAGATTCACCTGAGCATCAAGCCCCGTATTCCGCTTGAGTAAGTCTTTAATCAAAGCCTCCCCTTCAAAAAACAATGGATCGACGGGTTGCTGAGCATCTGGTTTAAAGACCTCGACCGAGAGAAAACTATCGGCCTGATAATCGAAGAGAAAATCCGTGCTGGGTGTATCGGAAAGCACCCTAAAGGAAAGGCCCCTATAAAACAGCCAGGCACCCACCGATTGAAGCGTGACGATTTCATCAAAGAAAAAGATGTGCTCAGTCAGCTGCTGCGTAAGCGGCAGATCAGCCACCGTCACCCGGCTGGTGACATCGCCCGCGTTCGTTGCGTAGCTGCTGCCGCCCTTGTCGTATTCCAGGACCATCTGAAACGAGCCACCAGCTACAGAATACGCTTGTAAGTGAATCATGCCCACCACCCGCACGGTAATGTCCTGATAGTCCTCGACCTGTGTTTCTTTAAAGCCCGTAACGTTGTAAGCAATTCGCCACTCTTCGCGGGAAGCGTTTAGATCGGTTTGATCGGGCCGGAAGGGCGAAGGTACGGCATGCCAGGCAAGGCCGGTTTTCTCATCGACCACGCCAAAGTTCTTGACGTCAGTACCCGTTTTCACGGTTTCCCAGACTGGATAGTGCGAAAGGTCTTTTTCATCTGCTCCCTTGTACGAGTACTGGGGAAAGTCCGGAGCGATTTCGTGACTGGCAATCGCATTATCAGGCCTTGAGGGCAACTGTACTCGCTCGCTGGGCGTAACAGTTACAGTATTGGTGGCCGTGGTCAGAAAATCGCGTACTGACTTCTGCATTTTCAGACTACAGGACACGTAATCACTACCCACTTTCGCCTTGGCAAAATCCAGATTTCCCGAAAAGACGAGCTGCTCATCCAGACGAATGTCGAGCGATACCTGAGCCTCCACCGCCTCGCGTTTCCAGGCCGCCCGGGCGATGCCTACGGAAATCTCATCCGTAAAGGTCAAATCACCTGCCTCCCCGTAGCCAATGCCTGGGGATAAGAAGCCGAAATAGACGGCATGACGTTCTTTTTTAAACGCCATGCCGTCAAAGCCCTGCGGCTCTTCGACCTCTACGCCATCCATGAAAAAACGATAGCAACTCATGAGCCGAAGTATTGATTGTTAAGAAATTGAATGCGGCGGTTCTTCTCAGCCTCCCAGACCTTGAAGCCCCGACGATCGATGGTAATGTTGGTTTTCTTGAGGTTGTCAAGCTTGCGACTGACCCCTTCCATCAAACGCTCCATCTTTTCGTTCGGGTTGGTAGTTTTGGCATACTCCTTGCCCTCCAGTGCGAAATAGTGTCGACTCGTCAGCGTCTGATACAGCTCAGCGGTACGCAAGAGCCCGTCATTGTTTAGGCCCAGGTCCTGTTTACGCTTATTCTGCTGCACGGTCAGCACTGATTCGCCCCGGGTGAGATAGGCGGGTACGGTATCGATGCCCGAGGGGAACTCCCGCTTATCATCGACGAATTCGGTACCCGTAGCGTAGAATTTGGGAGCTTTCTGTTTAGCAATCTTAGCCACAGCAGCGATTGTAAATGCTCCAATGGTAGCCGCGAAAATGGCTCCAAGGACCGGGTTACCACCCGCTGCAAAAAAGGCTTGAACTGAAGCTAATGCACCCGCACTGATAGTCTGGCTTATTTTGCCCGCCTGATCTGCCTTCCAAGCTTTGAGCTTTAACGCTGCCTCCTCTTTCCTCTGCCGTTCTTGGAGTGCCTTTTCTTCCCGATCCTGACGATCCTGAAGCTGTTTTTTCTGGGTTTCATTTCCCTGAAAACCATCAAGGTCGGCCTTGTGACGCTTCTGCAAAGCTTCCATTTCGGCCTGATTGCGGTCCGCTGCGGCTTGGGCCAGGGCTGTGTAGCGTTCGCTTTCGGCAGAAAAGAAAGCGGCACTAGCGGCAGACAAAGCAGTAATACCCAGGGTAGCCTTATCCATCCACGTAACCTCCCCTTTGTCCCGTTTATCTGTAAACTGCTGGTAAGCGGCCAAAATATTGGCAAAAGCTCTGAGATTCGCATTTTCAGTTTGTCCTAAAAGTTGAATGATCATTTGCGTGGACTCACGCTCCAGTTGACGGCGACGTTCAGCTGCCGCATTTTCCCGATCTGCCTGTTTATCGGCTAGTCTCCTCCGCTCTTCATCAACTTGGTTTTCAAGCTTGATAATGCGGTTTCGTGACTCACGTTCTTCGTTCTCAGATACCTTGCTGACCTTTCTTTTGTATTCAAGATTCAGTTTCTCACGGAAAATCTCTTGCTGTAAAGAATTGATGTGAATCGTAGCTATGAGGTTGTCATACTTCCGCTGAATAGCAATACGTTCCATTAAACCACGGGCATCCCGAAGTTCCCGCTCACGAGCTTGCTCCAGTCCTATCTCCTCACGTAGCCTCGCCTGTTTTACGAGTAGCTCATGGTACTCGGCATCGAGCTTCTTTTGCTCCTCGAGTTCCTTTTTCTTCTGCTCTAGGATTTTATCCTTGATCTGCTTCTCGTGCTCCAGTAGGTCATCGGAAAGCTTCTTTCGGTCTTCCCGCTCATCCTTGAGTGTCTTACGGCGTTTCTCTTCGTATTCGGCCCGGATTTCATCAATCTCCGTCTCCGTTTTCTTTTCAAAACGTGCTTTAGAAATAGCAATCCGTTCATCGGCATTGATAAGCAAAAGGCGTTTGGCCAGCGAGTCCTCCATGGCTAGTACCTCCGCCCGGCGTCTAACCAAATCATCATCGTGCCACTTCTTTTTCGCTTTATCTTCCTTCTGGCCGTTGACAACGACGAGGCCATGCTGCTCCTCATACTGTTTTTTTCGAGCCAGGTACGCATCGAGCTGCTGCTGTTTCTCCTTTCGCTGCTCCTCAGTCAGGTTCTTACTGCCCTTCAGCTCGCTTTCCAGTTGCTTGATACGTTTGAGGCCTAAATCATAATTACGCTTCTCAAACTTCTCTTGAGCCTCATTCCGCTTTTGCTTTTCATTGGAAATCGCCCGATCCTCTGAATCAAGTTCCTGCATAGTCTCAGAGACCTGTCTAGCCCGAGGCTTGACGAGTTCGAGTTCAGAAATCAGATCTGCGATGTAAGGATCGGTATTCTTGCCAGCTGTACGCTTGATGTAGGACTGAGCCTCCCGGATGACACCGGCGATATCACGAGAGATGGGTTTGAAATTGGCATCGGCTTCCTTGAGACGGTTGATGAGATCAAGCTCCGTCTGATACATCTCCTTGCGTTTCTCGCCGTTCTGCTCGGCTGGTAGGCAAGGCGGGCATTCTCAATCCGGTTTTTATATTCCCGGTTTACAGCTGCCAGGATATTAACCAGCTCCCGGTTAGAAACCTTCTCCAGATCAAGTCCCCGCAACAGGTCCGGATACTGCTCATTGAGGTTTTTAAGCACGCGGATCCGTTCGCCGTTGGCGGCATTGGCCGTTACCACGGCACTCGTGAGGGCATTGAGTGTATCCCGCTCGGCCCGGAGCTTGCCCTCCTCTTCGCCGATCGCACTGACCACTTCAGTACTGGCTCCTTTCCAGAGCTGATAGGCCGTAACAGCCAGGCCGATGGCTCCCACGATCAAACCAATCGGATTTGCTCGAAGCGTGGCCCAAAGGCCTTGCTGAGCCAGATTCAATTGACCCGTGACAGCGTACAAAAGGCGGTGACTACCCACTAGCTCCAGATCAGCCGCCACTTCCAGCCGCTTCTGCACGGTGATTGCAGCAGATACGGCCCGGTAGGTGACGTACATCGCAATCAGAGCTTTGATGTAGCTAATCGTCCGGTTTACTGCACTTTCACTGCCCAGGCTGGCCTGAATGAAGTCGTCAGCCATGCCTAGCAGATTCATGCCGGTTTGCTTGAGGCGGTTACCCACCCGCACCAGGCCCTGATCAACGGTATCAGAAAAGTTAGAAAGACGGCCCGCCAGGGTTTGCGACTGCTTACCCATGAGATTAAAGAACTTGCCGCCTTCAGCGGAAGTCGAGGAGATGGCCGCCTTTACCATTTCAAAGGAAACGGCTCCCTCGGTTACGTCCTTTTGAATCTGGGCGGTGGTCTTGCCGGATTGCTTGGCCAGCAGCTCCAGCAGAGGAACCCCGGCCTCGGTGAACTGCCGGACCTCCTGCCCGGTGAGTCTACCTAACGCCCGCACCTGACCATAAGCCAGCGTTAAAAAGGGAAGCTTTTCTTTGCCGACGCCAGCGGCGATGTTACCCAATTCCTCGATAGTTTTGACAACATCACCAGAGGCAATGTTATAAGCCAGCAGTTTGGTCGTTTGCTCCTGGACCTCACCCAGCGTAAAGGGCGTACGCTTGGCAAAATCAATGACCTGACTATTGAGCTTATCGGCATTGAGTTTGGATTGCAACATCGTCTCCAGGCTGATGCCGAAAGATTCCGCATTGCTGGTTACGTCTTTGAGCTTATTACCAAACTGCGTGAGAGCCGCCGTAGAAAGAGCCGCCGTCGCGTAGTTATGAAGCGTACGGAATTGATTGGAAGTGCCTACGGTTGTCTGGCCTAACCCCCGCATCCCACCATCTACGCGGGCGATCTGGCGTTGCAGGTCCGAAAGCTGAGCATTATACTGCCGAATCTCCTTGTGAGACATGGCACGCTCACGGGCTTTTTCAACCTCGGCGTATTTGGCTTTCAGGTTTTCGAGAATGCCCTTTTCCCGTTCCGCCTCGCGTTTATTGGCTTCGGCCCGGGCCTTGGCAGCTTCAGCAGCACGTTTGGCGGCCTCCTCAGCCCGGCGATTAGCTTCGGCCAGTTCGCCTTGAATACTGACGACCCCTTGTACCAGTGCTCTTTCTCTGGAGGCGGAGGCTTCCGCTGCGGCGGCTCGGGTTTTGGCCGCCTCGGCTAATTTGTAATTCTGTTCGGTAAGCTGTTTTTCAATGGAAAGCAGAGAATTCAGTTGCTCAGCAACGACATTCTTGCCCTCCATGGACGCCTGAAGCTTCAGGCGAATATTGTGATCCTGATCCACGTATCATAGGCCTATCAGGGGTTCGTTGCAAAATCATTGGATGATTTTGCCGGGTTACTCATTTTCTTCAATTCCTCTTCTTCCCGCGATTTCTGAGCCTGCCACGCCAGACGGAAGTCTAAATACGCTTGGATAGTAAGTCCGTCAAGCTCTCGTATTCCCTTAGCATCTCCGTTCGCAAGAGCATATTTTTCAGCGTAGAACTGGCGATGTTGCTCAACCCGCCAAGCATCGACGCTTTCTCGGAGGCCAATACGCTTGCGGTTGCTCCCGTCTGCACCAGGTCTCTGAGCTGGAGTATCGTCTGTTCGAGTTCCTCCGTAGGCATCGACAACGCGTCCGATGGCAACAAAGCACTGATTGGCGAAAAAAAAGCTCCTTGTTATTGATAAGCTCGGGATCCTGAATCCAGCGTTTGATCTTTTCCTCCGCGTACAACTCATCATAGCGGGCAGGGTCTTCGGTCTGATCGAAAAAGAATACGGAAGCTTCGCGGTACAACGCTTCCGGATGTTTAGCCAGGCGGCGAATGCTGACCAGTGAATTGTAGGTCATGGCCTCATCGATGAACTCCAAAGCCTCCTCCTGCTGTCCACCGGCTACCATCGCCCGGATGGTGGCCCAGGAATCCCGTTCGACCCGGAAAAACTCATCGACGTCGATGGCCGTAAGCTTCCATTTGTCGTGAAATTCGCTCATGGTCGATAGCTCGAACCACTTGGAATAGGTCATGTTAAAGCCCCGGTGCGTATGCTTATAGTAATCCACACCCAGGGAATGAAAGGCGAATTCTTTAGTATCGCAGTCTTCGAAGGCTTTCGAGGCCTTACTGGTCTCTTTTGAAAAATCAGGCATAGTTGGTGAGGCGATTAAAAGAGTAGGTTACTACCCCGAATTTGTATTCGTTAGGAAGGTCTTTCAGTTCGAGGTTCCAACGCCGGGCGTTGAAGGGCCCCACACTCGTAGAAAGCTGAGGGTAAAACAGTCCGAAGGCGTCGTCAATGGCGTGGGCAGAAAAGGCAGAAACGCCTACTTTTTCAGCCCAAACTAGCTCCACCCGGTGCGTTAGATTAGATCCAAAGTCCCCGGGCGTAGAGCCTTGCGAGCCCAGCATGTGAAACCACTGTACATCCGCTCCAAAATCAAAGGACAGTTCCTCCAGATCAGGATCGGATTCTTTGATGAGGCGACCCACAACGCCCTCCCCGTCCACTGCCTGACGCACTAAGCCATAGGCCACTGTGCTATAATCGCAGGGGTTAAACTTGTCAGACAAAAATTCGTCAATGAGTTGCCAAGGATTCATAGCGTTACAAAAAGTGAGAAAAGCGTAATAAAAAGCGGCAAAAGCGTACTTAAGACTGCCGAATTCGTGATAAAACTTCGTCAATCGTTGCCACCTCGTTTCGAAGTACTTCATCGCTAGACTGAGCAAACTCGATTCTCAAATCCAGCAACTCATCCATATCAAGGGCAAAGCAGGCATCCGCTAATCGTTGCATGGCATCCTCGCGGTTTCGTTGCTTTTCGAACGCGGAGAGATTGATCGGAATACCGATAAAGAATCTAGGCTCACTCATAATGTAATCCGCTCGTTTACTGCATCAGCAAGGCCTGCGGAGATGACTTGTTTTTCGCCTTCAGTGGGATAAAAAGAGTCCCCAAAGTACTCCTCCAGATAACCCGCAATCTTACCCTGACTATCGTCCGTAAATCCAGCCTGCACGAGCACGGATCCATCAACCTGCACCTCAGGCGGCAACACCTGAAAGCTTCGCATCAAGTCCCCTGAATCAGTAAAATCAACACGTTCAGTCTGCCGACCACGCTTTGCCCGGTTACGGCCGTAATACTTCGAGTAGGCTCCCAGCCGCTTCGTAGCCTTGGTGATCAGGCTTTGACCATCGGTACCCTGTCCTTTCTGCTGAATACGCCATTTGACCACGGCTACGTGATCAAGGGCCGACTGCGTGAGTATCTTCGGTAGATCACCTTCCAGATGTACCAGGCCCTGCACAACCAGCTGCACGACATCAGGAGTATTTTGGTTTAAAGAGACTGAATACATGGCTAATGCTTTTTTGGATCGAACGGGAAGGCTGCATAGGCCTCCTCTCCTTTCACCCAGACCCCCTGACACTCATCACTGAACTCAAATTCCGCGAATGGTACCAAGCCTTCCAGCCTCTCGATTTTGAGCGTGTAGCAGATATAGCCCTCAACGGGTTTCTTCTGCTGGGTGAGCTTCACGGAGAGTACCCGGTGTACGGAGCTAACGGTGTGGTTTTTCCGGAACTTGACGTAATAGCGTCCAACTTCGGGCACCGGGTGATCAGGGGTCAGGAAATAGTATTGCGTTTTCATTGAGCAATGGGCTCAGGCACTTCGAAGTAGTTTTCCTCGAAGTAGCTAGGCTTTACGGGCCAGAAATGCCAGCCTAATTCCTGAGTAAAACCCTTAACGATGTAATCGCCGACACTGGCGATTTGGACGCCTTGACCGCTTTCTTTAGTCTTGAGTTGAAAACCATCCCGGCAAATCATCGCACAATAGTCCTCCCACTTTTCTTCCGCAGTCCAGCTTGAGCGGTTGTGAATGTCATGGTCATCGCTAAGCTGATTCACGAAGCGATAAACCTCTTCGATGTTGTTTCGCTGTAGTTGTACAGCTTCTACGACTACGGGTTTTTTCTGATAAAAGGCCATATAAGTTGTGTTTTGATTGGTTAAACGCTTGAAACAATACCGATGCAAAAGGCCTCGTCATCACAACTCCAGCACAGAGATTGGCCGCGGAGGTCTATGGCCTTTACAGCTCGAGGGATGACCTGATTGAATTCCTTTCGCCATGCGTCCCGCTTTTCAAGGGCAAATTCAAGGTTAGTCTTCGCAGAGTGGTTCAGTTCCTTACTGCCCAGCTTCTCATCCATGAGCAGGGAGCCGCATAGCAGCCGGTAGGCGTACGCCAAATCGCGGGAGTATTCGGTCAGAAAGGCCTCCATGCTACCCACCAGGCGAACATCAATCTGTAAGCCCGTCTGCCCTTCGTCCACCTGCACAGTATTCTGCTGGATAGGTGTTACCCCTTTCGGCATAGAGCTAGGGAACACGCGAAACGTACTATCCGCCTTCCAACCATTGTCTGCGTTGGCTGGATAAATAGGAGCCCCGGTCACGAAATCACACCATTTGCCCGAATCCGCTGCGTACAGCGTCAGGTCCGTGCAATCAATGCCGATGAGCAGGTGAGCCCCGCGTTTTAGATCTACCTGCTGGCCAATCGTAATTTCGGTTTCACTCGTCACAGTCTGGGAATGCAGCTCTTTGCCCGTGCTCATATCCCAAATCTTCAGCGTTGAAGCAAACTCCTCCTCATCGCAATACAGCGTAGCCGTATGAAACTGGAGAGTAACCCATTTACTAGGCGGCGTGTGAATCTCCCAGCATTCCCAGCGGGCTGAGGGCTGGAATACTTCGCCCTTTGCTCTGGATTCAAGGGGAGCCGTCTGAGCCAGTACCCGCTCAAAGACCAGACGGCCAGCCAGAGCGTTTTTAACCGCTTCGCCCATGGATTGCCAGGCAAGTCTTTGAATCCGCTCCCACATAGTCTTACCCGTTTCGCCGCTACGAAGCTTTTCGGGCAGCTCCTGAGTGATACCGGGCAGATCATCCAGCCACATCGAAGGCTGCGTGCCTTCCGAAGGCGTAACGCCCTTGAGGCCCACCAGGGCGGCAAACGGGTTTTCGGGTTCTTTGCCCAAAGCTTCCAGTTTCATACTTTCTTATCTGCATATTTGAAATTACGAAGCTAAAATAGTGGATTCGTTTAAGATTCCGTCATAGCTGCTCGTCTTGAACCTGATCTCGTTGTATTGACCTATCTCATCCTTCCAAAAAACCGGCTCATGGGCGGGCTCAACCAGGTATACTTTAATGGAAAAGGGTACGTACCAGTAAGGCGGAAGATCTTCCGTGATGGATTCGGTTAGCAGCAGCAGTACACTCCCGTCTTCAAATACTTTGGTTTTCTGCTTATGGACTTTGGACCGCCCCCTTAGCTCTATTTCAACAATGGTGTAGGCATGAAGGCCCGTCATGATCGTAATGCTACCGGTCTTGGTTAGGGCGAGGTGTTTGGGATGTTCGCGAAAAGTTCTACAGGCAAAGCACATAAGTTTAGGTTTTTGCAAACGAGCCCGCAAACGAGATTTCACGGAATCGCCTGAGTGTGAATTAGTTTTCGTTTGCAGGTCTTCGATTCGTGTACCAATCGTAACAAATGTTGTAAATCAAATAACGGTACGTATCGCCAGCGTGGCCATAATTGTGTTTGTCGGCATGAGCTTTATCCAGGCCTCCATCACTCCGCATTCGCATCAGCTGAATATCCGCATTGGTGATCGTCATCGATGGATCCGTGGTGATGTTGAAATGCTTGATAACCGCGTTACACACTACCCGGGCGTTTACCGTTTTCGGGTTGGCCTCGGGCACTCGGAACGAAGTAAAGACCACCCCAGCGTCCTGCAGGTAGCTTTCGATAAGTTGATAAGCGGCCTGGTTATCCACAGTCAGGGCATTGCGACTATTGCCGGAGGCATCCCCCGTAATGATCATCACCGCCCCCGGATACTTTAGAGCGACGTCTTTACAGAGCTGCTCCAGATCCATTCCGATGCCGCCCTGCTGATACTCTTCAAGCCCCCTGACCTCCCGCTTATCAAAATCAATCTGGTAAACGGTCAGCGAGTTTCGAATGTTAAAGTCAAAGGATAGGTAGATTGGAAGCTCAGGATCGTAGTAATTTTTCTGAACGTTCCGCTCGGTCGTCCAGGCATGAAAAAACGGATTGCCTTCCAGCTCTACAAACTCGGCCTCATACTCCTGCGTAAAGGTTAACGCATCCAAATCTTCTTTTGCCATCTCCACCTCCTCCGGATCGATGTAGGGATTATCGACGGTTCGAAAGTGGAAAGACTTCCAGTTTGATTTCGTCTTTTCGTTCTCCGTAAGCTTGAAGAAATAGCTCTGTCGGCCTTTTGGCGTGGACATAAACCACGCATCCCCCTTGTAATCGGTCAGCGTGGGCCGGATTGCCTGATTCCACGCGGTTTCCAGATTCTCTGTGATCGCTGCCTCATCGACTACGACCCGTTTGTATTTACGACCCCGCGAAACGTTATCATCCTGAAGCGACCAGAAATCAATCACGGCCCCATTGATCAGGCGTAGGGTTTTCAGCTGCTCGTCTTTGCTGGAGATAACTGGTGTCATCATAGCCTTGAACTCCGCCCAGAAGGTCGCCAGCATCTTGTACGTAGGTGCGTAGTAAGCAGCGGGCATGGCATCATCCAGAGCCGTTTCGCATAACAGGTCTTTGGCCATGTCGGATTTGCCGAAACGCGACCGCAGCGGACGACATTAAAACGCTTGGCATGATCCCGGATGTACTGCTGATTCTCGTGAAGTTCTGGAATGACTAACTCAATCTTCATGTGCTTCGCCTGGTCTAGGGGTTCGTTGGCGTATTACCGTTACTTCGATTTTGTTATCTACGGTTGCAATGTTCTTGTACTTGCCATGGAGCTGTAGGATCTTATCCGCTGCGGCCATTGAATCCTGCAACTCAACCTCAGGCCCGAATTCCCCGAACTTGAGTTTCTTGATTCGGCCCAGTTCTTTGTCTTTAGCCAGGGCGGCCAGATCAATCTCAACCCGCTCTGAAAGGATGGGCTCGCTATCCACGTACGCAAAAGCTTCAGCGTTTCGCTGCACCTCCAGCCTTAGCCGAACGATTTGCCGCCTGCGGGCTGCCTGTGCCTTCTGGTGAAGAGCCAACTCTTTCTCTTCAAGGCCTGCTTCTTTCGCATACTCGTCCTCAAAAACAATTTGCTCCTCGATCTCCTGAATCCGATCCACGTGCAACTTTTTGACTAGTTGCGTTTTGAGCGTAGGCACAATCACCAGATAGTCGTTCAAGCGACTATTGGCAATGTCACTAATGATCTTGGTCGCCTGTTCCGCCGTCATGGCCAAAGCGTCCAGTCTCCGCTTAATCTCCGCAACTATGTACGGTTTTGACAGGTTTTCACTTCCAATCTGTCTGGCCGACTTTGCAGAATATCCCGCCCTGAGAGCTGCTTGCGTCGCATTACAGTCTACGCAATACTCCTCCACAAACCGCCACTGCTTATCGCTAAACTCCTCCGGTTTCTTGGGAATTTCAATTTCATCCTCCAGCTCTTCGGCCATATTAGTACATCGATAAGTCCTCGTATTTGTCAACAACCGTGACCGCCTCCTCCTGCTTCTGGCCCTCGTACTTCAGCTTCACCTGAACCACCGAGCCAGGTGCGGGCCTTTCCTTGCACGGAACACCCAGATACGTCGTACGGCGGTCGAATCCGGAATTAGGTTTATACCCGTCAATCCGGAACTCCTCGCGGTACTTGTAATCGCCCAGCTCGAAAATGATCTTTCCTTTACAGGCCTTTGGCTCCGTGTGCGAGAGTTCCAGCCAAAACAGGTAAGGGAACTCGTAAGAGTCCCCGTTTACCTTTTTCGTAATTGTGTGCGTAATTTGAATCATACTTACAAAATAACATATATGAAATTATGATTCACGAAAATAAACTATTCGTGGTGCATTTTAACGCCCATGGCTTCCAGGTCCAGACGAATATTGATGGGCGGCGTAGCTGAATAGCCAATGAGCAAAGCACCAGAGCGAAGAAACTCCCACCGGGCCCAGAAGTTATTGGTTGACCAGATCGAATAGTTCGTACCATCTGGCGTACGAAAGCACTGCACGTCTCCTACTCCCTGTTGTTTGTTGCCTTTGAATACCATCGAAGGGTTCTCAATTTCTACGGGGTCTAAAAAAGGATCATCCAGTCCAATGCTGTTAACAAAGCCCAGGATGATCGTATCCAAAACGTTGGCCGCTTCCTGCTGTTTACACTGGCTGTTACGCAAACGCAGCAGATCCAGAATGCCGGAAGCTTCGTTCGGGTTTTCTTTCTTAAGGATATTCACTTTATAGAACTGTTCGTCCGTGAATACAAGGGGTGTGATTGGTTGTTCCATTATGTCAGTAAAAATTTAGTGTTTCGGAAATTCTGTCATTTTTAAATCCCTTGTTATCAGGCAAATCTGGATTAATTACAATGGCTTGCTTCTGGTAGGAGTAGTATTTGTACCAACTCCAATACACGAATGTCAACTTTCATTGAATTAGAACCCACTGTCCCAGGCACAACTATTGAGGCCAGTTTGCCAACCATTAAAGCAGCTATCGAAAACATTGTCCAAAGGTTTAACATTGGCGAACTTGAAGCCTATGAAAAAACCATTGTCGATGGGCGTTACCTTGGCGTCTGGATTAACGAAGAAAGACACCAAAGGACTAAAGGCAGCGAAATCAGATTATTCAACTATCAAAATCGCCTCGACCATGACTTTGATAAAAACAAAAGTTTGATGGTAAGCTGCGAGGCTTCCGGGTGGCCGTTTTTATATCGTTTTCATCCTTCAAATACAGAAATCAAACGACCTGAAAAAATCTACTTTGAGGACTACCCCCTTAGCCAAATCGGGATCATCGTAGAACCAATTCCATCTTTTTTTGAAGTCCATGACCATATCATAAACGTTTCGCTTGAAGAGTTGAGAGAATACGTCAAAGCTTTGAATGAGGATATTAGAAAAGTCAAAGAGGAACTGACGCAATTCGCCTTGGAAAAGATACAGGAGCGAAGAGAATCCCTAGCCCAGTAATCACTTCCACAAATCCCGATTGATTCGCTCAGTCGGGATTTTTTTGAACTGAAACCCGAACTCCGCCGCTTTCATAAAAGCTGAGGCCTGTCCCTGATCCGGGAACTCGAAATAAAACCTTCGCCCTTTCAGGCCTACGTAGTTGTTTTTGATCCCTGGGTTTTTCTTGTACGCATCTCGGATTCTGACCAAATCGTCACGCGACATCTCGCTGTACTCAATAAAGCATCTTACGGGCATGGCTAATTGACAGTTAAAAAATCAGTAAAATACACCAACTCAATTTCGAAAAAGAGGGATTGTCCTTCGCGGATCGGATCGCTGACGATCGCCACGCACGGGTACTGGTCGGGCTTGGGGATGGGGAGCCATTCCGGCACGGTGCATCCGGGAGCCGCCTCCTCGTACTGCAAGCTCCGGGTGAGCACGTGCCGCAGGTAGTGTTCCTTATCGCGGATCAGCGTCTTCTGCATAGGTTTCGATCTCATCAATGATTAGCGGAGGGTAGTCACCTTCCGGAAGTGGACAGGCAACGCCTTGGCCACCACTCTGCATACGTTCTTTCAATCCTGGGAGGTCACAGAGGGTATAGCTTCCCACACCTGAGAATTCATCGACCACCCGTTCCGCCGCCTCGGTTGGATCGCGTTCTTTATCGGCAGTATGCAAGACGAAGCCACGTATACCGTTGCCGCCCAGGTCGGCCCCGCCCACCAGCGTCAGATCTTCCGCGTTCAGGGCAATATGGAGCTGGTTAACCATGTCGCTGGTTACCGTCTCGGTAGTAGTGATGATGAGTTGTTTGATCATTAATCTAAAGGATTAAACGGTTCATAAATAGATTCAAAGAGTCCCCGGAGGGTTAAACGACTAAGGGCCATGTACATGACTCGCATTTCAGCCCGCAGGTCGCGGCAGTCAAACTCATGTTTTGTCCGAAACTCTGTGTTCATGTACCACCGCAAAGAATTAGGATGAAAGTTTGGATAACAGATTCCTTTGTCAGTTACTTCCAATAGCAACCACCGTTCTGGAAGCTCCTCGGCTTTTATTAGTCCTTTAGGAACGCAGAAAATACGGTAACGCCCCATACCTCCCTGTTGGCGGTGTTTTTTCTTTCGATCTGCTAGAAAATCACTACGACTTACCTTGCACTCGATCACCACACAATTATCAGATCTGAATCCGAGTACATCTGGACACTCAGGGTCAATACTACGAGCTCCCGGAAAGTGACTTTCCATCCGTTACGTTTGAGCCATTTTTCAGCCAATCGTACGAGCTGTTGATGAGTATAGGGCATGAGTTATACGGGAGTTGGAAACTCTTCCAGATTGGAATTGTATTTGATGACCGTCGCCGTTTCACCCTTTCGGGTCATGTTCCAGGCTTTAAAGCAGAGGGCAAGCCGCTCTTCAGGACTCAAATAGTAACGCCCCATCTTCGCTTGTTCAAGCTTCTGCCGTAGTCGCGTGACAGGTTCATTTTCGGCAAGTCCCAACCCCTTGGAAAGCTTCTTTAAGAATACCCCCGCCGCCTCGCTATCGATTCCATGGAGAGCAAAATGCAAAACCGTCCACTCGGTACGGGTCAGAAACTTACCACGGCTAGAGACGGAAGCAGAGAACTGCATACTGGCCTCCAGATCGAGCTGCTGAGCGTACTCCAAGACATCCGTTGAATTGACTCGTCCACGTGCCCGGATAGTGCCTCGCTCCAGCTTGATGATGGTAGTCACCACCGCCGATAGCTGAGACGTGCTGGTGTAGCCGTTGAAGTTCAACACGTCCGCAGCCGAGCGAGGTCTGCCCTGGTCGATGACGTTCTGAATCTGATCCGAGCAGGCATCGGCCACCTGCATCTCGATCGGGATTCCTGCCTTGATGACGGCGTGCAGGCGGTGCTGGCCATCGAGCAGCTTGCCATCGGCACTGATCTTGATGGTTTCGCCCGTATCCCGGAGCCACTGGCCAGCCTTCATCATGGCGGCGTATTCCTCCACCCGCCTCTGATTGATCTTGCGATTGCCCTCGTTTTTTCCAGCAGCTGGGCGGCGAGTTCAGGCGTTACGACTTGAGTTCTGAAAAACATAGCACGATTCGTTAAGGTGAATGGGAGTTCCGTGCTAATTTTTTGCACGGAACATGGAGACTTAAAGCTTTCGCAGGTTCACCAGCTCACGCTTGTAGTACTGGAGCGAGTCTTGGTACAAGTGAATGGTATCGTTGTGCTGCTGGTGCTGCCAGTGCATATCCTCAAACAATACGCCATAGAGGTTAATGGCACTGACGATGGCTACTACCGCCAGGCAGTAAAGAATAGAAAGCAGGGTCTTTTTCATGATTGCTTGATAAATCGCTTCCAGAGAAGCATTCGCCTGATATGTTCAGTACTCGAGTAAAAGGGAGCCTGGTACCGGATCTGGCAGGTGACACAGAGGAGTATTTCACGTTTTGCTGCCATCGCCTTCGAATTTGGAGCAGGTCGGCCAGTTCGCCCGGTGATCGGTGGCCGGACTGTTAGTATTGCCCCGGTAGCTACACTTAAAGTACTTGTCACGGCGGTCGATGAAGTGCTGGCAATGCTTGCAGCGGTATTCCTCGGGGCCCCGACCGTACGTAGTTACCATCGGGTTCCCTTTCTTGTGAGGGGTGGGAGGCGTAGGTACCTCCCCAAACAGATCGTTCATGCTGCCTCCTCTTCAGCACCCAGCAGATCAAACAGCGTTGGTACCGAACGTTTGTATTCAGCTTCACGGCAGTATTTGACGCCATCCGCGAAGTACTCCGGATTCAGTTCACAGGCGTAACCTCTTCGGCCCAGGCTGATCGCTGAATAGGGAACGCTCATCAGTCCGCCGAAGGGATCGTAGACAAGTTCCCCAGGATTCGTATAGCGACGAATGACCCGCTCGACAATATCCAGCTGAAAGGGACAG